CGTTTAATTAACTCTGCATCTGCTGTTGCTGATGCACCAATAGAAGCTAGTGCAGGCAACTTACCACCAAACACATAAGTACCAGAATGTTGTAGATGCATCCAAGGACACAACCATACTTTCATACCAATCTTACGAACATTTTGACAGAAAAGATAATCTTCTGAAAGGTAGCGGTCAGTAGATGCATTAATTTTCTTTTCTGATTCTTCAATCAATTTATTGATTTCTTCTTTATTAACATCTTTACCAGCAGCAATACCTTTAAGAACTTCTTCATATTTCTTAGCAGGGTTATAACGATCAATTTCTGCTTGGAAGAACTGACCAATCTTACGTGAACCGTCAAATGCTTCTGTACGAACATGATCTGGTCTATAAAGAATCTCTGGATAAGCTTCAAGATACTTTTCAAATGTCTTACGACGAATCATCATAAATCCTGTACCAGTTTCAAGAACTTGTGCAGGTGTATCTAGTCTAATTGTTCTAGAGCTAGGATCATTCTCATCAATAGCAGGATTGAATACAAAGTCACCGACAAAATCTTCCAGCTGATTAGGATTATTATCAGCTACACCTTTATCAACTGCCTGTTTAATCTTTTCCCAAGTAATACACTTCTTAGGATAAGGACCTGCAATAACGTCATAATCTGATTCTGGTGTTTGCAATGCCATCATAGCAATGACATCTTGAGGATTAAATCCAATGTCAGAATCAATAAACAAGAGATGTTCTGCATCTGAGCGTAAAAACTCATCTACACAATAGTTACGTGCACGTGTAATAAGTGACTCGTTAAAGAGGAAGTATGAACGTACTTCAATACCATAACGTACACATAGTGCAGTCAAATCACACATTGAACGAGTATACATACCCGCTGCAATGCCACCATACATCGGTGTTGCTACAAACAACTTACGCTTTCTAAGCGCTTCTACGTCAATTTTAATTTCCATTTTTTATTTCCTTTTACCACGAACCATCATCAATGATGAATTCAATTCTAAACATTAATAATTTAACAATTAATTGATGCATCTTAGGATTATAATCATCAGGTCTCATATAATCATATTCTATATTCCAACTTCTTGGATTAAGAATAAACATAATTGTAAAATTTGACCACTTAAGATAATTAAGTATACTTTTGATCATGTGCCTTACCGATACCGTAATCACCGTCATACTTCTTTAGTGACTGTGACTTAAAGAGAAGGAACTGTCCTACTCGTGTTCCTTTTTTGATCTTTGCAGGAGCTGTAACGTGTAATGCACCTGCCATAACACCATGATAGCCAGAATCGTACAAACCGCTAGTAATAAAAAGACCGTTGCGGTTAAGAGTTGATCTAGTAATAACCCATCCAGCTTCATCAGCTCCCACATCAATTATATTCTCCATAACAATTTCATATGAGCCTGGATTAAGATACCAGTAACCTTCTTCATCAGGATAGAGTTCAGTTGATCCTCTATGCTGTTTTACTTCTTTACCGTTCTCTTCACCAATAGTAAATGTCTTGTCAAGATCCATCCTAAAAATCTTTTCAACCCGAAGGTCTACTGCATTAGGTTGAATATCTGATAACTCAACATTAGTGAGGTTAGATTGAGTATCTTGAGCAGCAATATGTATCATCATTGTACTTCATCCATAAAAAAGTAAGGGTTTTCAACTGTGTTAAATGTTCCTATTGGTATAATACTATCTCCTGGATTAAATTGCCAGATAATATTAGGATCTAAAGGAATTGAATTTGTAAAACGTGTTGAAGATATGTTATAGTCACTATCAAAAAATAGAGGAGAGATTTCATTACGAAAGAGCTGCAACCCTACACTATCTTCATAATATAAACAAGAAAACGTGCCATCAATGTCGTTTAAGTTTTTTGTATACTTATATTTGTGTAGTATAAGGTAAGTATCCCATGTGATATAACCTAATGCTGCACCTGAACTTTCGATAAACTTTTTAATCCAGTAATCTTTAATAATACCATTATGCCAAAGATAATGATTACCTATATTAGCTGGGTGTATAGAGTTTTCAGATTTATTATCTGTAGTGGGTGCTTGCATATGTGCAATACAGTATTGACCTGCAGGTATATCTACATCATAGATAGGAAATAACCCTAATGCTTTTTGCATGTATGTTATTTGTTTAGTCTTAGGATCGTAGTATGAAAATGAATAAGAATGTCCTCCTCTGTATGCATTAAGCATAGCAAGTTCAACAATCTTACCTTTATCAAAACTTCCAAATATACTACACATTAGAGATCATAAACCGTTACAGGTAAAAATTTATCCCAGTCAATAGCAGGCTTATAAGGAATAGGATCCTTTACCCTTGCTTTAATGAAGTTAGCAATTCGTTCAGAGCATGAAGGACATTTTCCGCAAGAATTGCCATCTTCGTCAGGATTATAGCAAGTAAGTGTGTAATCGAAACGAACATTACCTAACTCCATTGCAATCATAATCTCATCATACTTAGAGAGTAAACTAAATGGTGCTTCTAGTTTAACTTTATGTGTACGGTTTTGATCTGCTACTGCATTCATACAATCAACGAACTTCTGAGTAGTATCCCAGTAACCATACTCATCATGTACTTGTAGTCCAGTAAAGACATGAGAAGCCTTATTTGATTCTGCAAATGAAAATGCTAATGCATTAAGAATCATATTGCGGAACGGTACATAGGTTTTAGGTTGTGGATCTCCAAGAACATCTTTGATGGTTGGCATAGCCACGTCAGTACCACCAATGTTAGCGCTGACATCCTTTACAATATCACCAAGAATTCCGAGATCCAATACTTTATGAGCAATACCAAGATGTTGACACGTCTTAGCAGCCATCTCAAGCTCTTTTACTTGCTTTTGTCCATAGTTATATGATAAAGCAAACACTCTATTATTGCCATACTTTTTTGTAAGTATGTAAGTCATAATTGTAGAATCTAGACCACCAGAAAGAACTGATACTACGTTTTGATCTGTATCAGGTAACTTACTTAACGCTTCGTTCATATTCATTTGTAATTTCTTCCTGTAAATACCACATTGCTTTATGTAAATCTTCTAGACGCTTTGCAGGATCTTTTTTACCTGCACGTGCAACATATTTTACTACATTACCGAGTGAAAAGCTTAATTCCCACGCGCGTATAACTTTAATAACTTCGTAGGGATTATCTCTACCACCATAATGATCTGGATGATTTACTGCTTCTTTTTTACGGGTAGTCTCTCTATGAACTGGTTGATGTACAACTTCTTTTTCTGTTGCAGGTTGTACAGCAGGTATAACCGGTCTTGCTGGAACACTGCCACCAGTAATTATACTACCACCTGTTTTAATAGCCATATTATTGCCTCAAAGTTTTAGTGTTTAGTTTACCAGCATCTACTAAGCTGTTTGCGTACTTAAAAATTAAATAATCATTAGATGCACGTACTGGATTAATATCTATACCACCACGGCGTGTATAAAGACATGATACAAGCAACTGTTCTGGTTCTAGCAAATCATGCAGTCTCTTATAAACACATTCACAAATCTCTTCATGAAAGTGATTCTCTCTACGCATAGAGACAATATACTGTAGAAGTGATTCAGGTGTTACTGTCTTATTACCCTTAATTGCAATATAGATATCACCCCAGTCAGGTTGATTAGTAACACGACAGTTAGAACGAAGAACTGCTGAACGCCAGTTATAATGAGCATCTGGATTTGTATCTTTTACTACTAAGATAGCAGGATCTTCGTTATACTGATTAAACTCAATCTTTTCTACATTAACACTATGTTCAAGTGACATGAATGAGTAGTTATTAATAGGGGATGACATAGAAGAGCTTTCATCACAGAATGCTACCTGTATGTCTTCTTCATTTACACCTAATGCTTTCGAAAGATCTTTATAGATAGTATCTACAACTTCGTCTATAACTTCTGATACTGTATCACCTAAACGTGCCATATTAAAAGAATTCATATAGAGTTTGAGTGATTTCGATTCGACGATGTTAGGGGAGTCTGAAGGATAAACCAAACGTATAACGCCACACACAGGAAACCCATTTGTAGTAAGAGTAGAAAACTCATAACAGTTCCATGTATCATAACCAACAAAAGGAAGGTCATTATCATCAATATTGTAATGGGTACGATTAAGGTGGCGAGGTATACCAACAAGAAGAGTAGGATCGACATTATCAGGTGTAACGTAAGGTTTGACCACAGAACCATCACCAGCTTTTCCTAAATGAACTGACGCAATATCTTCAATCTTTGACATTTTTCTTTTCCTCATATGCAATTGCAAATTCTAAAAACTTAGCAGCTTTCTTAAGATCTTGAAGTACAGGATCTTTATTACCTGCACGCCATACATACTTAAAAGCTTGAAATCGATTATAATCAGTAAACGTATCGTTAGTAGAAGTCTTACACAACTCCTCAATCACATCAATACATTCATATTTACTATCACCTTTATAGTGACTAGGTCTAATAGCATCAGACATTAATATGCTCCGGTAAAAATTCTAACCATGATTGTAGTGAACAATCTTTAAGTGTATTATACAGCTCTTCTTTAGTAATGCAAGTATTATCTCTCAATACACTGTGAACAACTTCACCTTCATCTACACCTTCTGTTACTCTATGAATAACTGAACCAATCGTATGGTACTTGGCATGACCTTCCCAAGTTTTCTCTTGAGGATCTTTACCTTTAAGTTCAGGGTGTAGATGAATAGCTGCAGGATGTCCGTTATAGATGTCGTGAAGTTCAACTATATCTTTAGGAATGATCTTAAGATAGCCGTGAAGAGTTACAAAACATCTCTGTTTAGTAAAACGAAGACCATTATGAATAGCATCAAAGTTCATAATAGTAACCTTATCTACAGGTATATTATGAGCCCACTTTTCTTCATTTCTATTGTTAGTAATAATCTCAGTAGGCCATACATTGAAGTGATCACAAATAGCTTTGAGTTCACTTCCTGTCTGACTAAAGAGTGCTATCCACGGTCTCAATTACAGAACTTTCTAAACTGTTCAATGTTACCTTTAATAAATTCAAGTTGCAATTCTGTTACTTCTTCTGACATATACTCAATAAGCTTAGTAGAGATCTTATCGTCAAGTCCTGTAGGACGATATTGTACACCATTTAATCCGTGAACAATAGGATTAGAAGTATCCACAGAATCAATCCACTTGTAATCTTTATAAGCAATAAACTCTTGAGGAAGACCGCAACCGAGAAGGTGATGAGGCTTGTTAGTATCAATAATA